CACCGCGGCCCTCCCCGAGCGCGACCCCCACGGCTAGCCCGACCCCTTTGCCGAGCTTGCCAGCGAGTGACCCGTGGGCGGTCGCGTTCGGCACCCGCCCCTCGAGCGGCGCCATCAGCCTCCGCGCCCCGTGCAACGACGTGGTCATCGAGGGCAAGACGTTCCGCGACCTCGGCGCTGGCGTCATCGCCATCCGCCTGGAGGGCTGCAACCGGGTCACGATCCGGGCGAACGACTTCATCAACGTCGCCGAGGGCGTCTACGCGCTCAGCTCGACGGCCATCACGATCGTCGATAACCGCTACAGCAACATCACGGGGCCGGCCCAGCCCCGGACCGGCGCGAACGTCGCCAACTTCGTCCAGTTGAACAAGGTCACGACGGCCCTGATCGACCACAACAAGGGCAAGGGCGGCGATACCGAGGACATCATCTCCGTCTACCAGTCCACCGGCGTCGTCGTCGAGGACAACCATTTCGAGGGGACCAACTGGACCTCCGGCTCGGGCTCAGGCATCGCCCTCTCTGACGGGGGCGGGTCGGGCAACATCGCCCGCCGCAACATCCTCGTCAACCCCGGACAGGTCGGCGCGTTCATCGCGGGCGGCACGAACAGCGTCATCTCTGACAACATCATCATCGGCCAGCAGCGGGCCAAGTCCAACGTCGGCATCTACGTCTGGAACCAGTCGACCTCGCCGTGCTCCGGGCACACCGTGAGCGGCAACCGGGTCCGATGGCTGGCCGCGACCGGCGCGAATAACCCCTACTGGAACGCGGGCAACTGCGGCACGGTCGCGGGATCCGGCAACGTCTGGAACGACACGACGCTGGACATCGAGTCATATCGAGTCGGGTTGTGACCTACGCGCCCGCGACCCTCCAGACCCTCGCCAAGCTGTGGGTCAGCCAAGGCGGCGTCAACCTGGGCGTGGTCGGCGATACCGCGCACGCCGCGAAGGGCTACAGCTACCACCTGGGCAAGGACGCGCTCGCCCCGACCGCGTACAGCATCCAGACCGCCCGCGACAAGGCGGGTCTGACCAACGCCGCGAGCGCGATCGACCTTGGGCGGCTCGACGGGACGCTGATGAACCTCCGCAAGTTCAGCGTGTGGCTCGTCATCCAGGCCCGCGCGAACAAGCCCGGAACCGGCGACATCCGCGAGATCATCTACAGCCCGGACGGCAAGTCCGTCCTGCGCTGGGACCGCGAGCGTGGCTCCGCGAGCGCGCCCCGGACCGGCGAGGCCGACAGCTCGCACCTGACCCACACGCACATCAGTTGGTATCGCGACTCCGAGCGGAGCGACCACACGACCGCGTTCCGGGCGTTCTTCGCCCCGCTGCCCGACACGAGCACAGGAGACGACATGCGCAACTTCACGATCCTGACCGACGCCGCTGGGCGCATCGTCCCGGCGTCGCTCACGTTCCCGGACGCCTCAGCGAGCGTCCTCATCCTCGCCACCGGGGACCTCGTCAAGGTCAACGCCACGTGGGCCAAGCAGGGCATCAGGGTCAGGCTCAAGGACCCCATCGTGGCGGGCAAGCCGAGGACCGACGACTGGATGCTGGGCTGGCTCATCGGCGACGACGCCGCCTTCGCCCTCGCGCGGAACGTCATCGCGACCCCGTACACGGATGCGGCGTTCAACGCGGGCGTCGCTGCCGCTGCCAAGGCCGCCGCTGCCGCCAAGCGAGCGGTGTAGCGATGGACACCAGAACGTACGTCTGCTCTGATGACATGGACGACCCGCCCATCGACGACCCGATGCTGCCCCGCACTGTGGCAGGACGTGCGCTTGACGAGGCGTGGTATCCCGGCGGGGGCGATGGCCTCGACATCGCGGAGCACGCGGAGTTCACGGCGGCCATCCGCGCCATCGAAGCCGAGGCCGCTGCCGACTGCCTGCGCCGAGCCACCCGCTGGCCGGATCGCGCGTGGCTCATCTCGCATTGGGTCGGGCATCGCTGCGAGTACGTGGGCTGCCGCATCACGGAGCAGCACGACCACTCCGCGAACGAGGCGATGCGGGAGATGGCACCCGGCGAGGACGACCCCACGGTCGCCGCCGAACCACCCGTGGAGGACTAGATGCTCGACTTCATCAAGGGCCTGCTCCAGCGTGAGCCGACCCGCGTCGTCGCCTACGGTGCCGCGGGCGCGGTCTGGCTCGTCACCCGCCTGGGCACGCAGCTTGGCGTGGAAGTGCCTGACGAGATCACCCTGGCTATCGCGACCGTGGTGACGTTCGCGCTCACCGAGGTCATCCGCCGGTTGGTCTACTCCCCGAGCGCCGTAGCCGAGATCGTGGCCCAGACGCCACCGGGCGCCCAAGCCGAAGCGGCAGCGGCCATCGAAGAGGGAGCCCCGCCCGCGGTCAAGCCCGAAGACCTGCCGGGTGGTGGGGGATGAGCCGCCTGTCTGAGACGCCCTACGCCTACCAGCACGCCAAGTCGCAGCGCGCGAAGATGGCGCGGCCCAAGGACTTGCTGGCGTGGTTCCTCGCTGGCTACCGGGAAGAGGTGCCGGGCCAAGGTGGGCCATACGACAAGCTGCACTCCCGCGGGGTATGGCGCGACGCTCACCACCGCGGCGACCCCGAAGGGTACGAACCGGTGGGCGGATCGCACCTGGGCTCACCGCGCATGGCCGATGGCTTCCGCGCCTACGTCGAAGATGACGCGTTCGGGACGGAGGTCGCCGAGTACGAAGGGCACAAGAGCATCGCCACCCACTACCGCACACCGATGCGCGCGGCGCTGGCGAGGCTCTCTGGCAGGGGCAAGGACACCGATGACAGCCCGTTCATGGCCCGCACCCTGCACCGCGCCGCCCTCCGCGATGGCGACTGGGACGGAGCCTGTGCCAGCATGGGCATCATCGAACCCGTGAGACGGCCGTACCTGGAAGCCGCATTGCACAAGCTGTGGGATCGCTACCGGGAAGCGCCGGACGTCGATAACTACCGAGCCGTGGCATGAGCGCACCTTATCGCTTGTGGCGCGAGGGGCCGCCGTTGTCTATGAGAATGGGTTTAGGGTCACTTGCCTGTGTGGCGATCGGTCATCACGCGCCAGTCCTAGCCACCCATCACTGGAACGAAGAGTGCCGCGAATGGCAGCTCAACGCCGATAGCGCCCATGCCTACGTCTGCGAGCGATGCGGACGAACTACGAGCTACCGCTTCGGATCACTGCATTTCCGCCGAGACGGCCTAGACACGTAGCGTATAATCCGCCCAATCCCGCACCGGGCACCGGACTCCCGGAGGCAATCGCCCAGCCACAGGGCCATCGGTAGGTTTGTCATGCCCGAACACCGCCGATACACCAAGCGCACCAAGCTCGCTGCGGTCATGGCTGCCGAGATGGGCGGCCTGACCCAGACCGCCGAGCAGACGGGTATCCCGAAGTCCACCGTGAAGTACTGGATGGACTCCCCGGAGTTCGCCCACGTCCGCACTAAGACCCGCGAAGACCTCGCCGAAGAGATCAGCACCGTGGCGCACCTTGCCTGGCAGCGCGTCGCCCGCGCCCTCGCTTCGGGTGAGATGGAACCGCGCGACGCCATCTTCGCCGCTGAGAAGGCGACCAGCCTCCAGCTCCTCATGTCGGGTGAGGCCACGGCACGCACAGAGAACGTGAGCATCACCGATGGCCTTGACGACCACGAGAAACAAGCGCTCGGAGATGCCATCCGGGATGAGCTTGCGCGACGTGCCGACGCACAAGCTGCTGTCCCTGCCGTGGGAGATCCTGTCCCGGCCTGACCAACGCGCACCCGAAGGCGACTGGCTCACCTGGCTCATCCTCGCTGGCCGTGGGTGGGGCAAGACGCGCACCGGAGCCGAGTGGGTCCACGCCAACGCGAACCGCTACGGACGATGGGTCATCGCTGGCCGCACCTCCGCCGACCTTCGCGACATTATGATCGAGGGCGAGTCCGGGATACTGCGGACCGCACCCACCGGCAATCGACCCATCTACCAGCCGTCGCGCATGAGGTTGGCATGGCCCAGTGGTGCCGTTGCTGTCTTACGTTCCGCCGACGAGCCCGAGGGCTTCCGCGGACTCCAGGCCGAGGCTATCTGGGCGGACGAGCTGGCCGCATGGAAGTACCCGGACGCATGGGACCAACTACAGCTAGGGCTACGCCTTGGGCCGCGGCCACGGCAGGTGGTCACGACGACACCCAAGCCGACGCGCCTCGTGCGGGACTTGCTGAAGGCCAGCCAGACGGTCGCCACCCGCGGTAGCACGTATGACAACCGGGCCAACCTCGCACCGGCCTTCTTCGCCCAGGTCATCACGAAGTACGAAGGCACCCGGATGGGTCGGCAGGAGCTCCACGCGGAGATCCTGGATGATGTGCCGGGCGCGCTCTGGACCCGCGAACTCATCCACACGTTCATGCCGCCGCGCATCGAGCGACACGGCCTCGTGGAATACGACCTGGCCCGCGTGGTGGTCGCCATCGACCCTGCTGTCACCGCTGGCGAAGAGTCAGACGAGACGGGGATCGTGGTCGCTGGCATCGACGTGATGGGCCGCGGCCACGTCCTGGCCGATCGTTCGTGCCGCCTCTCCCCTGATGGCTGGGCACGGCGGGCCATCGAAGCCTACCGGGAGTTCGGTGCCGATCGCATCGTGGCCGAGGTCAACAATGGCGGCGACCTCGTGGAAGCCGTCCTGCGGACCGTGGACCAGAACATCCCCTATACCGCCGTCCATGCCAGTCGGGGCAAGTACCTGCGAGCCCAGCCAGCGGCGGCACTCTACGAACAGGGCAAGGTCACCCACGCTGACGAGTTCGTGGTCCTGGAAGACCAGATGTGCACCTACAGCCCGGACTCCGGGGCCAGTAGCCCGGACCGTCTCGATGCGCTGGTCTGGGCGCTCGCCTACCTATTCGGTGGGACTACGAGCGGCGAGTTCTCAACGGTCGCCTAGCCTGCCAAGCCTTGCGGTACCTGGCCGCGACATGCCACACCCAACCCTGCCATACCTGCCACGCCAAGCCGCGCCAGACCTCGCCCGGCCACACCCGGCCACACCTTGCCTGCCATGCCTTGCCAAGCCGCGCCCAGCCCGGCCGAGCCAAACCGCGCCTGCCACGCCTGCCATGCCCAACCTCGCCACGCCCGACCGAGCCCGGCCTAGCCTTGCCGCGCCGCACCTGCCATGCCCTACCTTGCCTAGCCCTACCTTGCCAGCCTCGCCACGCCGAGCCCTGCCGAGCCATGCCTTGCCGTGCCCTACCTAGCCTGCCTCGCCATGCCTAGCCCCGCCAAGCCCCGCCACGCCAAACCGTGCCTGCCAAGCCGCGCCTTGCCCTGCCGCGCCACGCCGCGCCACGCCTTGCCGGGCCGCGCCCGGCCGTGCCTCGCCTGCCTAGGCTGCCCGGATCACCTTCGCTACCTTGTCGATGGCCGCGAAGATGCGGGCGAACTCCTGGATGTCCTGATACTTCCGACGCAAGGCTAGGAGGTCACCGAGGCCACGCTCCAACACCTGTCGCCGGTAGTCGTCGTCGGACATCGCGGTGTAGATGGGCAGGTATCGACCCTCCTCCGCATCCCGGACCGTGACCGGGAAGAATGCGCGGACCTCACGTTCCTCGTCGCGGGCCTCGTCGCGATAGACGATGGTCACGCTGCGGATCAGATACGCCGCCTGCTCTAGGCGACGCTCCGCTGCTGCCTGAGCATCGTCCCACGTGAACGCGGGATGCAGGGGCGATGCCTCGCTGACGGCATCCGCTAGCACGGACTCGGGCGTGAACCCGACGCCTTCGCTCTCCCGGATGGATGCCAGCCGTTCGCCAACATCCTGCGGGCGCAACCCTTTTGGCAGGTGGGCAGCGTCCTTGAAACGATAGACCATCATGCCGACGCCTCCACGTGAAACCGACCGAATTGGCCGTCCTTCTCGGGTCGCCATTCACCGATGCCGGTGCCGAAGCCGCCAGCATCCAGCATCGCAACGATCTGCTCGGCTGAGACGGTTCGCGCGTTGTACGTGATCGGGAGCGCGATGCTCCATGTCGGGTACTCAGCCCGGTAGCGGATGTCAGCGGTACCCATGCCGACGCGCACCATGTCCTCGCGCATACGGGGGGTGCCGTCGATGACGATCAGGTCGCCTTCGATGTGGAATGCAGACCGCGCATCCGTCATAACCATGCCGAGAGCCTTGGCCCCACGAATAGCAGCGGCCTTGACGCCGACTGCGGGGAACCCGTCGCGGCCATCCTCCAGCCGATAGCGGCTCTCCTCGTAGTCGCGCTCCGGGTCCTTGGCTTCCTTGGCCTGTGTGCCCTTCTTCATCTGCTTGTCGAGCATCATCTGCTTGGCCTTGGGCGACCAGGCGTGGACGATGAGCGGGCTGTCGCCCACGATCCGAACACTGATGCGCCGAACGTCGATGCGCTCGGGCGCGACCGTCTCTGCTGCCATGCCATCTCTCCATTACCTATTAGTCGCGTCTGCGACCTACTGCGCATTGTGCCATGTGCCATGTGCAGATAGCAATGCCGACTATGCGGTCTGACTCGATGACCTCCTCCGGTGGGCACCCCGGCACCATCACTAACCGGAGTACCACCCGTGCCCTACATCCAAGATGGCGAAACGGGTCTCATGGTCCCGGATGCTCGTGCTCGCTCTCGCTCTGCGCTCAAGGCCGTCGTGACCGGCAATGGTGGCACCGGAGCGGGTGTCCTTGCCTATTCCAACGGGACGCCCCTATGGTCGGCCAGTCGCAACCCGCGACGGCTGATGCGTCAGGCGCAGGAGCTGTACCACACGGACCTCGTCATCCGCGCTGTCGAGCGCCGGGTATCGGGTGCCGCGGCCGGCCTGCCCTGGACGCTCACGGATGAGAACGGCGACGAGGTAGACGACAAGGCAACCCCCGAGGTCAAGGCCATCCACGACTGGGTGGAGAAGCCGCAGGGCGCGCTGGAAGGTCGGGTGCAGATGACCCGCCGCCAGTTGATGTTCCTGACCTCCCGTCACGTCGGGCTGTGCGGGAACGCCTTCTGGTACCTGGACCAGCGCACCTACGGCTCAGGGGCACCGCTGACCACGCTCTACATCAACCCGGCTCGGATGACACCCGCTCACGATCAGGACGGGGTACTGCGCGGCTGGAAGCTGGATGCCGACGACTCCGGTGAAGGTGGCGTGCCGCTGGAGCTGGAGGAGGTCAGGCACTTCGTCATGGAACCGCCCGACATGGGCTTCTATGGCATCGGCCTCGTGGAGTCGGCGGGCATGGCCTCGCAACTGACCAGCACCATCGAGCGTCACTCGGCCGCCGTCATCGGTGGCGGTGCGCGTCTGGCGGGCCTCATCTCGCCCAAGGTCGGGGTCACGATCAGCGATGACCAGTGGGCCGCGGCTACCCGTGACTGGCGCAACATCCAGGGCGACCTGGACAGCGCGAAGCGACTGCACATCCTGCGCGGGCCGGTGGACTACACCCGCACCGCCGCCACGATGCAGGAGCTGTCCATCGTTGACCTCGCCCACATGTCCCGCGAAGACAAGCTCGCGCTGTGGGGCGTCCCTGCCTCGCAGGTGCCGTTCCCGGCGTCGGCTGGCCTCAACTCGGGCGAGACGAAGGGCTATGACGAGGCCGTGCTGATGCAGGGCGCGGTCCATGACCGGGTGACCATCTTGCGCGAGGTCATCCAGTTCCAGATCCTCGACCCCATCGCCGCGGCGGGTGGGCCGAAGCTCGACCTCAACATCAAGGAACCGGAGTTCGATGACGAGACGCCCCTGTTCGATCGCGCACAGAAGGCGCGTGACCTACCCCTGACCGCCAACGAACGCCGCGCGCAGGTGGGCCTCGACCCGCTGCCCGACGTGGATGGCGTGGGCGAACCGCTGGGTCTCGCCATCTGGCTCCCGGTCGGCCTCACGATGGTCGGTGCCGGCGCGGATGAGAACGGCAAACTCCCCACACTACCGGAGCCGCCACCCCCTCCGGTTCCGGTAGTGCCCCCTCCCGACGAAGAAGAGCCGCCGATGCCGCCCATGAAGGCGACCTTGCGGCAGACCGTCGATACCAAGTTCGTCGCCAGCACCAAGCGCGACGTGCAACGGGCATTGGCTGACCAGGCCAAGGCCATCGCCGGGCGCATCCGTGAGAAGGGTGCCCACCTCGCCAAGCGACCGACCGATACGAGCGTGTGGTGGACCTCCGCCGAAGACAAGCGGCTGTCGTCCGTCCTGGAGACGCATAACCTGCGGATCGCCACCGCCGTGACCGAACAACTCGGTGAGAAGCTGGGAGCCAAGAAGGCCGAGGACGTGTGGGTCGATAGCGTGCTGGCCTACATCCGCAAGCGAACCGGCGAGCGCATCGTAGCCATCAACGAGACGACCCGCGAGGCCGTGTCCAAGCTCATCGCCGACGGGTTCGCCGGCGGCCTCGGCCCTGCCCAGGTAGCGGACACCATCCAATCGGCCACCGCGTTCAACGAGGCGCGCGCGGAGATGGTGGCCCGTACCGAGTCGATGCTCGCGTACAACGATGCCGCCCTGTCCAGTTACCGCGAGTTCGACGTCACCCATGTCGAGGCCATCGACGGTGACGACGACCTGGAATGCCAGACGCGCAACGGGAACCAGTGGCCCATTGATGAGGCCATGAGCATCCAGGACCACCCGAACGGGACGCTCGACTGGGCGCCGGTCATCAAGGCACGACCACCGATAGCGACGAACTAGCCCTGCTCCTCCTCGCAGCGTGAGATGACCAATGCGATCCCAAGCGCTCAAAGCGACACCGCTCGACGATGACGCCTTCCGCCTGCTGGCCCTGCCCTTCGGCGGCCCCATCCCCTACCCCGGCGCGCCGCGTGGGGCCGACCTGGACCGCCAGTGGTTCAGCGAGCGCACCGACTTCAAGCTCGACTGGTTCCCGTTCCGCCTCGTGGACTGGCACCACCGCCAGGACACCACGTCCAAGGCCGACATCCTGGGCAAGGCCATCGACCCCGAAGTCGAAGACGATGGCGTGTGGGTCACGGTCTGGCTGAAGCACGGCGAACGACGCGTCAACCTCATCCGCAAGCTCGCCGAGCAAGGGCAGGTCTTCGGATCCTCCGAGAGCGTGCCCAACCTCGTCCGCAAGGCGACGACCGGCGAGATCCTGGTCTGGCCCTACGTGCGGCAGGCGCTCTCCACCTCACCACAGAACACCCTCTCCGTCATCCGCCCGCTCAAGGCGACGCTGGATGACATGGCGGCCACGGGCGACGCCCCCACCGCCACCTTCTTTGACGACCTCACGACCTTCCTCGACACCCTCGGTACTTCCTCGGAAACGGGCAAGGCCGGGCGCATCGTGGCGGCTCGTAACGAGGCTCGACTTCGCGAGGCACGCGAGGCGATGGACGAAAGCTACTTCGACCCGAAACGGCGTCGAGCAGCGATCGCCGCGCTGGATGCGGTCCTCCTGGAGATCAACCAGTTCATCCACGACTCGTAAGGCACCCGGCGGGTCCCCTGTCCGAAAGGGACTCACATGCCAGAGAACATCGAGCGGCCCAGCGACGACATCGCTGCGCTGCTTGGCCGAGCCGGCGAGCTCAAGGCGCAGCTTGAAGAGAACAAGCTGGACCGCGAAGGCTTGCAGGAAGTCCGCAACCAGTTCGACGCCATCCGCACCGACATCAGCGACCTCCAGAAGGTCGAGAACGATCGTCAGGCGGACAGCGAGCGCAAGGCCATCCTCACCTCCCTCGAAAACCTGACCGCCACGGTCGGCCAGATGCGCACCCCGTCCAAGGCCGACCTGATCCTGTCCATGCGTGGACCGGCCAAGGCCGACGACAACTTCTTCGCCGCGCTGGCGCAGGCTCGCTCGCGTGACAGCGAGACCCAGGCCGTCGGCAAGGCGCGTCTGGACGACATGGGCTCGGCATTCGCCGATGTCCCGTCCGCGTCCAAGGCGACCGTCGGCGGCACCGATGCCGCGGGCGGGTTCCTCGTCCCGAACAACGTCGTCACCGATATCAACATCCAGGCGATGCCGGGGCGCTCGGTCGTCGACCTGTTCACCGTCATCGACGGCGTGCGCGGCTCTGCCGTGGACATCCCGTGGGAAGACACCGCGGACACCCGTGCCGTGATCGCCGCGGCCGGTGCGACCAAGGAAAACAGCAACTTCATCACCAACAACTACACCGCCACCCTGTACACGCTGGCCCGCATCTTCGATGTCGGCAATCAGCTTCTCCGTCAGTCGGAGGGCGCAGCCGAGAAGCTGGTCCGCAGCAAGCTCGCACGGGCGTTCGCGCTCGGCGAGGACTACTACGCCATCCAGGGCTCGGGCACCTCGGAGCCGTTCGGCCTCCTGACCGCCCTTGGCACGTCGGGCACCTACGTCACCTCACACACCCCGTCGGCTTCCACCGTGGCCGGCAACTGGGCGACCGCTCTCGCCAAGATGGCCGGTGTCGTCGCCCAGCGTGGAGCGATCCCCGACGCTGTCGTGATGAACTCGGGCGACTACTGGACGAGCCTGACCGCAGGCGATCCGGCAGGCCCCGGCTTCTTCGTCGACTCGATGGGCGGCGGGTTCAACGTCAACGCGGCGGCAGCGGGTCAGACCGGTGCCGGACCGTGGGGTCTGCGCCTCCGCCATTCCCCGAACATGCCAACCGACTCGGCCGTCGTGGGCGAGTTCTCGGCAGCCGTGTTCTTCCGCGGCGAGGGCTACCGCGTCGATGTCTCTTCGGAGGCCGGCGACCGGTGGGACAAGAACCTGACCGGGTTCCGCGGTGAGGAGGAGATCGCGTTCGACGCTCGGCCGTCGGTCTACACGGGCCGCTTCCAGCGCGCTACGAACATGCTCCCGTAAGCCAGCGATAACGCGGGCCGGGCTCGCGGGACTCTCCTTCCCCTTGCCGTGGGACATCAGGCAGGCCTGGGGCACCTAAGCCCCATTACCCATTCCCAACGGAGGCCGATATGGCGACCAAGAAGACCGACGCGGTGGAGACGCCACCCCAGGACCGACAGCGATCCGATGCGGTCGCCGATGCCGAGACGCTGGCTCCCCTTCAGGGCGACATCGACTCGCGCATGGCGGCGCTGCTCAAGGACCACCAGGAGATGGGCGCTCGCCCGAAGTAAGCACTTCCCCCTTCATGGCGGCCGGTACGGGTGCCCTCGGCCGGCCGCCACCTACCAACCAGGGCACGCAGACGAGGGCATCGACACATGGACCGTAGCATCGGCTGTTCTTTGTTCACCGCAGTGGTGGGCATCGTTGTCAACATCGCGTTCTGGTTCTGGCTCTATCCGACCATCCTCCGTTGGATGGGTTGGGCCATCTGATGTACCAACCTACGCAACGGGCGTTCACGACTCCCGGCGGCCATCGCGTGACGATGCACTACCGGCAGGATACGAACGACTACAACACGCTCAACGCGAGCCTGAACGGCGACGAATACCAAGTCCCACGCGGGCTATCCGGGACCGCCATCGACGTGGGCGGCTACCTCGGCTCGGTCGGCATCGCGCTCGCGGTGGACAACCCCGGATTGCGCGTGGTCATCATCGAGCCGGTTCCGGGCAACGCCGAGCTGATCCGCCAGAACATCGACGCCAACTCGCTCGCCGACCGCATCACGCTGGTCGTCGGCGCGGCAGGCAAGGGCGGCGAGACGGTGGACGTGTGGTACGGCTACACGGGCTCCGAGTCGCTGGAGCATCACGCCTTCGTCGGCAACTCCACGCTGGCCTATGACTCGGCCCCGCAGGACCACCAGACCTCGACATACAAGGCCATCAGCCTCGCCTCGCTGGTCAAGGCGCACGGCCCCATCACCCTGCTGAAGATCGACACCGAAGGCGCGGAATGGGCGTTCCTCGACTCCCCAGCCGTCAAGGACGTGGACATCTTCCTGGGCGAGTGGCACCCGGTCAGAGGGCACACCTCGGCTGACCTGATCGCCCTGTTGGACGCCACCCACGAAGTGACCATCAACGGTCCCGAAGGCGGCCCCGGCGGGTTCCGGGCGGTGCGCCGTGGCTAACGACTATGCGTTTGAAGCGGACCGCAAGAAGTGGACAGCTTGCCGCGTCCCTGACGGACCGCACAGTGGAGACCTAAGCGAAGACGGTTGGTGCGCCGGTCATCTGTACCCATCCGACCGATGCAACGTCGTTCGCAATGGGGACCAATACATCTGCCGATACCACCACCGCCACTGGGCGACCGGCATCTGCCCTGGTCTTCAGTCGTGAACATCCTCCTGCTACTCGCCCATTCCATCGAAGAGCACGATCAGCAAGGCGGCCCCGGCGGGTTCCGGGCGGTGCGCCGTGGCTAACTGGCCGATGCTGAAGTACGGGCCTGTCGGCAATCCGGAGTCCACCGACCCCTTCGAGCGAGCGCAGGCGCAAGCACCCAAGGGCTGGCACGTAGAAGGCGAGATTTTCGGGGTCGCCCCGCGCTACATGATGAGGGCGTCCGGCCCGGCCTCCGCGACCTCCAAGGCGTGGGTCCGTGCCGAAGGGCGAGATTATCTGGGGACCGCCGACGCGCTGGTTGCCGCCATGCGTCGGGAGGCGGACTGCAAGGATACGTCGTCACCGGAGAACCGCGGGACCCTGTCGTTACTCTCGGACGGCGTCGTCGTCCTCGGGTTCCCAGCGAACTATCTCGTAACGGAGGAGATGGTTGACAACGCCAAGGCCATGCTGGGGCAATGGCGTGCAGACGGCTTGAGGAAGCCGCTGGCGTTCCCCTTCCCGCTGGATGTCGTTGACCTGCGAGCCAAGCCATGAACATCCTCCTCCTACTCGCCCACAGTATCGAAGAGCACGATCAGCTAAAGCTGCTGTCGGGCCTCGGCTATGACGTGTTCAGCATCGGCGGCTACATCGACCCCGCCCATCCGCACGACCCCAAGCGCGAGGCGCTGCCGGACGTGCCGTATCACGCGGACCTCCACGCAGTGGTGGATGCGCTGGGCACGCCGGACAACCTGACCGCGGCCAAGCTGCACATCCCGGACGCCATCCTCGACTGGTGCGACACGATCATCGTCCATCACATGGAGCACACCTGGCTCTACCCGCAGTGGGACCGCATCAAGCACAAGCGCGTCATCTGGCGCACGGTCGGGCAGTCCGTCGAAGGCAACGAACGGATGATGGCTCCGCTGCACAAGGCGGGGATGCAGATCGTCCGCTACTCGCCCAAGGAACGGAACATCCCAGGCTACGCCGGTGAGGACGTGCTCATCCGGTTCTACAAAGACCCCGACGAGTGGACGGGCTGGACGGGCCAGCACCCGACCGTCATCAACTTCACCCAGCACCTGCGGCAGCGCGAGCCGTACACCAACTGGGGTTTCTGGGATCAGGCCACGGAAGGGCTGTCGCGCATCCCGATGGGGCCGGGCTCCGAAGTCATCGGCGGGACCGGCGAGATGTCCTTGGAGCTGATGCAGGAGGCGCTGCGCGTCCACCGCGCCTACCTCTACACCGGCACCCAGCCGGCGAGCTACACCCTCGGCCTTATCGAAGCGATGATGACCGGCATCCCCGTGGTCTCCATCGGGCCGTCGTGGATGGGCATCTTCCCCTACGGGCCGGACCTGTTCGAAGGCGCTGACCTCGCGGTTCTCACTGCCGACTCGACGGACATCGCCGCGGCCCACATCCGGAACCTGCTGGACGACCACGCACTCGCCGCCAGCGTCGGAGCCTTCGGTCGCATCAAGGCGATCGAGCTATTCGGCAAGGACGCCATCGGCGCGCAGTGGAAGGCGTTCCTCGGATGAGAGTCGATGAACGCCAACTTCCCCAATGGCAGCCGTTCTGCGAGTGGTGCGGCGTGAACGTCGGAGCCTGGTACACCAGCCGGCGCTTCGTGGTCCGCACCCTCGCTCGCCACCGAAAGCTGCACCGCGAGCAGGGGCGCATGGGCCTCAGCATCCGAGCGGTGGACTGGCCGTGAACGTCCTCATCGATCGCCACCACCACGACCTGTACCACAGCCTCCAAGTCCTGTTCGAGGATCGTCTCGGCCATCGCGTCTACACGCCGGTCGGGAACGAATGGTGGGACGAGGGTTACTGGCGCTTCGGCGAGGGCTACGGCGATGACCGCCTCGCCCGCCAGTTCCTCAACCGGGCAGGCTGGGCCAGCCTTGGCGATGGCACCTACCTATCCTCCGACCCGCATCGACCCGAACGCGCCATCTACGGCGTGGACGTGGACGGTGCCAAGGCTCGCGACTGGGCCTACGTCGTCGCCACCGTGCAGGACAATCAGCGCGGGTTCCACCGCCTCGCCAATGACCTCGGCGCGCGCTACGTCCTCCAGGTCGGCAACACGAACCAGTCCGTAGATTGGGGCCTCGACCCGCTGGCGCTGGTCAGTTCAGAGGTCCCCATCCGTGGACGGGGCATCCTCTATCACCAGGAGTTCGACGCCGAAGGGGCCTTCGGTCAGACGGACCCGCCAGCGCCGACCGCTCCGATCCGTTCCTTCGTCAACTGTTTCGGCTCGACCCCCTGCCAGCGCGTCTTTGACGAGGTACGGGGGATGCTGCCGGACCGGGAGTTCACCAGTCACGGCATCGACGGCCCCGATGGGAACGTCGAGACGGTCGCCGATATCGCCCGACTCATGCGCGAGAGCGCGTGGGGCTGGCACGACAAGGTGCAGGGCGACGGGTTCGGGCACGTCATCCACGACTGGGCGGCCATCGGGCGGCCCCTTATCGGGCACGCGGCGCACTACCGCGACCTCATGGCGGAACCGTTCTGGGTGGACGGCGTGACGTGCATAGACCTCGACAAGCATTCGACTACGGAAGTCGCCGAGCGTTTGCGAACGATCACGGCTGACGAGCACGCGGCGATGTGCCGGGCCATCCGCGCCGTCTTCGATGAACACGTTGACTTCGCCGCCGAAGCCGAGCGCATCCGGGAGTTCCTGTCGTGATCTGCACCGACTGCGGCAAGGTGATTGTTCACTGCTCGCCACAAGAACAGGAGGACTTCTCCTTCGGGGTGTCCCTGCGAAACCTCGGGCCGCGCCCGGTGCGGCGTGTCCGCGCCAAGGCTACCCCAGCCGTGTCCCTCCATCGACCACAGCTACTCAATCTCATCGCAGGACCGGCGACCAGTCCACCGCGAGGCGTTCGATGAGGATCTTATTTATCGGCGATGCTGCCGCCACGGGCTTCGGGACGGTCACGGCTGACCTTGGGCGGGCGCTGCTCGACCTGGGCGAGGATGTGCGGTTCCTGTCGCAGAACGCGGCAGGCTTCGTCATCCCCGAGCCGCTGGGCAGTCGCACCTACCGCCTTCGCGACGATGCACGACCCGAGATGGTGCTGGCGGCCCTGACCGGCGAGGGGATGCCTGACAAGTGGGCACCCGAGGCCATCATCATCCTTGGCGACTACTTCGCCGCTCGCTGGATCGTGGTCGATGCCCGCATCCAGGCGGCACTCCGCGCGGTCCCATCTTTCCACTACTGCCCAGTCGAGGGCGTCGGCCTTCCCATCGGGTGGAAGGGCCTGTGGGACATCGTCAAACCGATCGCCATGACGCGCTTCGGGGCGGGCGAGATCGCCCAGGTGGTCGGATACGAGCCGCCGATGGTCTATCACGGCGTGGACCAGAGCGTGTTCTACCCCCTGGCTTCCAACCGGCCATCGGCGCACGTCAACGATGACGGCTCGCGCAGCACGTCGAAGCGCTCGGCCAAGCTGAGTTTTGGCATGGACCCCGACCGGATCGTCCTGTTGCGGACGGATCGACACATGCCGCGCAAGCAATACAACCTCATGCTCCGGGCGCTGGTGCCGGTCATGGAGCGCAACCCGCTGGTCGATGTGGTCATCCATTGCCGGGTCCACGACGAGGGCGGGTTCCTGATGGACACCCTCTCCAAGTTCAGCAACGACTTCCGGAGTCGGGTGATGCTGACCCTCGCCCACGACTCGTGGCAGGGGCTGTCGCGGGAGGAGCTGAACCAGCTCTACAACGCCGCCGATATCTACATCCAGAACAGCGCCGAAGGCTTCGGGCTCACGGTCGCCGAAGCGATCGCGTGCGGCGTCCCCGCGGTGGGCATCGACTACTCCGCGGTCCCCGAAGTCATCGGCGCGTCACCCCAACCGCTGTCGTTCGGCCCGAACGGGATGAACCTGGACGAGACACCGAGCCGCATCGGAGTAGCGGGGATCGTCGCCAGAAGCCACCACATCTATGACAACGAGTACGACCATTCGTGGAGTCAGGTGGACGAAATCGCGTGGGGAAATGCCGTAGAATACCTAGTACGGCACCAGTCTAAGAGACGTGCACTTGGCGCGGCGGGACCGGGCCACGTGAGGGCGCACTTCTCATGGACACAGGCAGCAGCACAGATCCAGTCGCTCGTCCATCAAGCCGCACGGGGCCAAAGCCTAAGGCGCTTGGAAGCCGCCTCTGGGGCCGCGTAGCGTTCGGTGACGGCACGGGGTGCTGGGAGTGGACCGGCTCGTTCGGAAGTCGTGGCTACGGCCAGATATCCGGGGACGTGCGAAGCCACCCGATCGGCACCCACCGAGCCGCGTGGATCGTCATCCACGGCTACGTCCCGACAGGGCAGATGGTCTGCCACCGCTGCGACAACCGGGCGTGCGTTCGCCCCGACCACCTATTCCTCGGGACCGCGAAGGACAACAGCCAGGACATGGCTGCCAAGGGTCGCGCACGGTCCCGAACCGTCAGGACGCCAGGCCTCGCCGCGGATGTCATCGCGCGTCACCAGAACGGCGAAACGACCAACGGCATCTCCCGTGCGCTTGGCATCGGGCGCGCCACCGTGTATCGGATCCTCAATGAGGAGTGACCTTGAGTCAGTTCGCCACCGCGCAGGAGCTGCGTGACTTCCTCGACATCGCGTCCACCACCGGGCGTGCCAGCACGACGAACCTGGACCTGCTGCTGACGGCCGCCTCCGACTTCCTGGAGCGGGCCACCGGGCGGATCATCACGTCCAGCGCGTCGAACCCC